ACCTTCATCATAGTACCATTTAATGAGCAAACCAGAGCCAGCACCGAGGCCGGGGTAATGATCGGCACCGCTACCCGTACCCAATCGGGGGAGCCAATGACCGAGCTCCCCAGGTATGAGCACGGCCGCAGGGAGCCGGGTGACGCTCCACAATGACAAAAGCTAAGAAGGGACGCCCATCGTCATACAAGGCGGAATATGCCGAGATAGTGCGCCGCGCTTGCCAAATCGGCTACACAGATCAAGAGCTTGCCGACCTTCTAGAGGTTTCCGTAAGGACAATGTACCGATGGAAACACGATCATGAAGATTTCTGTCAGGCCCTAAAGGCGGGCAAGGAGATAGCCGACGACCGCATAGAGCGGTCACTGTTCGAGAGAGCCGCTGGCTTCAAGACTGAGGCGGTCAAAATATTCATGCCGGCGGGGGCGAAAGAGCCTGTTTATGCGCCGTATGTTGAACATCACGCCCCCGATACGACCGCCGCAATATTTTGGCTAAAGAACCGTCGCCCCGGCGAGTGGCGCGACAAACACGAAGTGGAGCATGGCGCAAGCAAAGAGTTCGTCGGCATCGTCAGAAGCATCGTCCGCCCCGGCGATTAACATTGCGACCGCAGCGGTATTCGAACCGCTGCTTGAGCCGGCGCGGTACAAGGGAGCGCATGGGGGGCGGGGGTCCGGCAAGTCGCATTTCTTTGCTGAGCTTCTGGTAGAGGAATGCCTGCGCTTCCCTGGCCTGCGGGCCGTATGTATCCGGGAAGTCCAAAAGAGCTTGGCCGAAAGCGCCAAGAAGCTGATTGAGGATAAGATTGAGGCGCTCGGCGTGGGGGCGCTATTCGATGTCCAGAAGTCCGAGATTAAGACCCCAGGCGGGGGATCGATCCTGTTTCAGGGCATGCAGGACCACACGGCCGAGACGATCAAGTCTCTGGAAGGCATGGACCGGTGCTGGGTTGAAGAGGCCCAAACGCTCTCTGAGGTGTCGTGGCGCATGCTTCGCCCGACCATCCGGGCGCCGCTCTCTGAGATATGGGCAAGCTGGAACCCTCGATTTGAGGGCGATCCGGTCGACAAATTCTTTCGCAAGGATGAGCACGATCCCGGCCGGGTGGTGTGTGTCGAAGCGAATTGGCGCGATAACCCTTGGTTCCCTGCGGAATTGGAGGGCGAGCGCCAGGACGACCTTAAGAACGACGCGGAGGCAGTCCCTCATGTGTGGGAGGGCGCTTATGTCTCGATCCTCAAGGGCGCCTATTATGCGGCGGGCTTGGTGGACGCACAGCGGGACGGCCGGATTTGCGCGGTCTATGTCGATCCAAACCTGCGGATCAATTGCCATTGGGACATAGGCGGGCCGGGCAAAAAGGCCGACGCCATGACGCTGGTCATTAGCCAATGGGTTGGGCGCGAGATACGGATATTGGAGGGCATCGAAGGCCAAGGCCAGGTGCTGGGGTATTATCTGGAGGAACTGCGCCGGCGGGGCTGGTTGGATGCGCGCCGGCCGTTCATGGTCGTCCCACACGACGCGGCGCAAACGCATGCTGATAACCCCACGGGGATCGACTTCGAGGCCCAGCTTAAGGCGGCCGGGTATGAGACTAAAAAGCTTCACAGCCCGCCGGGGATCGTGATGCAGCGGATACAGGCTGCAAAGCGGCTCATGCCCAGGATGGTCTTCAACAATGCAAGGAGCGAGCACAATCTGGATGGCAAGGACAAGACGGGCGGGCTTCGGGCGGCGTTGGGCTGGTATCACGAGAAGCGCGACGTTGACCGTAGCGTCGGCCTTGGCCCCAACCATGATTGGTCATCGCACTATGCGGATGCGTTCGGCCTGATGGCGATCGATTACAAGGAGCCTGCGTTGACGATTAACCGTTCTGTTGAGCGCCCGCGCTACGGGACAATGGCGTGACGGCATTGGCGCGGTGTCCATCCCTCGAAGATTATGACGGACGGACGGCCCGTGTGTTTTGGGCGCAAGACATCGCCAGCCATGCGCTCGCGCCTTATGACAGACCCTATGCGTCCGACAATTCGCCGCCGGAGAAAACCTCAGCCGAGGTCAAGGCCGACGCAAGGGCCGCAGCCGCTTCGGCTCTTGAACGTTGGACAGCGTACCAAAATCAAATGGCTGCCCAGGCAAAAGAATTGCGGGAGCTTTCAAGGCAAGCGCAGAAACGGAGAGCCGCAAAACATCGTGATCGCTATTTGCTGGAGCGCGAGCAGCGTGAGGCGAAGGTGGAGCACGAAGCCAAGCTTATACGTGAGAAAAAGCTCGCTACTTGGCGGCGTGAGCGTTATTTGGCAGAGCAAAGATTTTGGAATGATGTCGAACGCCCCGTTAAGTCGTGTGAAGCGTGGGGCGATGACGTGCTTGTGTACATCGAACAAACAACGCCCGTGCGGTGGAATGAATATCCTGCGACGGGAAGTATAGATGTGGCGGCGGGAGAGACGTGGAAGGTGAGTAGGTTTTTGGCGGATCGATTGGTTCAACTGGGCAGGGCGGCATTGTTGTGAGCCTAGCCTACGCGCCGCAGCCCCAAGACGGGGCCCAGCAAGCCCAGCAAGGCGCATACGATGATGCGCAACGCGACGTACTGTTGCGGCAATTGCGCCAAGAGGAAGAACGCGCGCTACAGTTTGCGCAATCGGAGCTGAATGACAGCTTTGTCGACGCGCTCAAGCACTATAATGGCGAGCCTTACGGCGACGAGGAGGAGGGCCGCTCGCAGGTTGTTACGCGCGAGCTGTTTGAGCAAATCCAGTGGACCATGGCCGCGCTCATGCGGGTGTTCTGCGGTGGGGGGAACATCCTCTCGATCGAGGCGACTAGCGAGCAGGATGCCGAATACGCCGACAGCGTAGCCGATTACCTGAATTGGATATTGCAGAACGACAATCCGGGCTTTCGGCTGTTGTTCAATTTCGGTTTCGATGGCCTTTTACAGCGCAACGGTTGGCTGGGGTGCTATTGGCGCGACAGGGATTATCGCCCCCCGGAGCTGAAAACCGGGCTCAACATCATGCAGGTCTCTCAGCTGAGCGCCGATCCCACGATTAAGGTGATCGGGCAAGATTTCGACCAAGAGAGCGAGGCGGGTGGCATCCGGCTTTTGATACAAAAGCTGAAGTCACCAGCGCGGCTAGAGATTTGTTGCTTCGCCCCGGAGGATATGCGGCTTTGCGGGCGGGTAGAGGATATCGAAAACCCGCGTTACATCGGTTGCGTGCGGAGGAAGCTGCTAGGCGAAATAATCCAGCTATGGCCGCAACATACCGAGGAATTGCTGGCCTACGGGCGCAAGGCGGCAACGGGCTCATTGCGTAGCGCTGAGGTGCGCCAAGAGCGGTTCGGCGATTCCGACCCGACGCTAAACATGGCCGATCCGTCCGGGGTGTCGACCGAGGTTGAGCTGTTGGAGGAATACCTCCGCATTGACCTGGATGAGGACAACTACCCGGAATTGGTGCGCGCATATCGTTGCGGCGACGTGCTGCTAGACGTGCAAGAGGTGGAAGAGCACCCGTTCGGAACGTGGTCCCCGCATCCGGTCCCGCACAAGCTTATCGGCTTGTCGTACGACGATGTGATGGGCGACCTTCAGAAGCGATCGACGGTGCTCAACCGTGCCGCTCTGGATGCGACCTATAATGGCGTGGTGGCGCGCGAGGCTTATGATAAAAATCGCGTTAACGTCGCCGCGCTCATGTCCACCTATACGGGGACCAAGGTCGAAGTTGACGGCCCGCCTGGCGAAAGCATCAAGCAACTGTCTGGCGATGTGTCGACGGCGGAAGCGGCGTGGCGCGCGCTGGCTCAGCTTAACGTCATGGTGCAAGATCGCGTGGGGCGCCCGCCGCAAGGCCAGGGCATGGACCCCGACGCGCTGCTGAAGAACGAGCATAGCGGAAAGGCGATTGACCTCCTGCAAACCGCCGGGGCCGCGCGCCAAGAGCTGCTAGCCCGTCACATGGGCGATGGCTTGGAGGCGTTCCTGGGCAAGGTGTACCGCATGGTATGCCGCAATCAGAACGAAGCGCGCCAGATGCGTATTGGCGGCAAGGCGTGCGTATTCGATCCGAGCACCTGGAATAGCGATCTGCGTGTGCGTGTGCATACCGGGCTAGGGACGGGCAATCGCGACCAAACCTTGATGGGCCTGCAAGTGATCGCTCAGCGGCAATTGGGCTATGTCGAGCAATTGGGGCCGGACAACCCGTTCGTGTCGGCGGCCAATATGAGCCGGACGGATGATGAGATTTGCCGGGCGCTTGGCTATCACTCAAAGGACGCTTTCTTCAGCGAACCCCCGCCTCAGCCTGTCATGGGCCCAGACGGGCAGCCGCAGGTCGACCCGCAAACCGGGCAGCCCGCAACACAGGACTGGAAGCCCCCGCCCAAGCAGGACCCGGCTCTGGCTAAGATTGAGGCTGACGCGAAGGCCAGGGAAGCGCAACAGGCGCAGGACGCGCAAACGGCGGAAGCCAAGCATAGCCTGGCGCTGGAAATGGCGGCGGCTAAGCACAAGCTGGAAATGGAGAAGGCGGCCCTGCAATTACAGGCGCAACGCGACCAGATGGAAGCCGAGCGCCGGCAGGCCATGCTAGAGCTGCAAATCCAGCGCGAAGCGGCGGCCGAAAAGCTGCGTATCGCGCAAGAGGAATCGAACAACAAGATCGCGCTGGCGGTCAAGCAAATGCAAGCCGACATGCAATTGGCGGTGATGCAAATGAAGCTGGACACAGCGCTAGAGCGCGAGCGGATCGCTGCGGATGAGCGGGTTGGCAAGATGCAATCGCATGAGAGCGACAGCGAGGATTCGCCGTCCATTGACACGGATGTGAACGGCCGATGAGCGATCCAGAACGCGTCACAAATCTAGCCGAGCGGCTAACGCGGGCGCGTGGCGCCAAGCAGGCCATTTCGAATGTGCTTTGGGGCGAAGCCTGGAAGGCCGCCGAGAACGAGTACATTGAGCGCGCTATAGAGTGCGCGCCAGAGGAACACGAACAACGCTACATGCTGCTTCAGGCCGTAAAGGCCACACGCCGCGCAAGGCGAGTGATCGAGCATGAAGCGCAAACGGTGCAAGGGCTGGAAACAGAACTTGCGCTCTTAACCGGCGAGAAAAAGCTGGCAATCGTCTAAAGGGACACATCTAGATGGAACACGGAAACGACCCGTCAGTCGACGCGGCAGCGGCCAAGCTTCTTGGTCGATTCACCGGAATGACCGACGATCCCCCCAAGCGTAACCAGGACACGCGCGAACCGGCCCGGGCCGCTCAACCTGAACAGGCTGAGATTGACCCGGACAGCGAGGATGCGCTCAACGGTTACTACCCCGACGAAGGGCTAGCCGAAGGCGCTGACGCCAAAGCAGCTGACGACGCGGAGGGCGACAAAGCCCAAACATCCCAAGAGGATTTTTTCGAATTGCCGGGAGAAGACGAAGGCGCGGAGGCGGAACGGATTCCGCGCGCCGATGTCATCGCGGCGGTTCGCCAGATGCGCCAGCTTACGGGCGGCATCGAGGAAGCTGTGACTAAAGTCGAGATGGAGGCGCAAGCCAAGGCGGACGAAGCGTTCGGGGAAATCGTGCAAATGCACACCACCGTACGCGAACGCGCGGAAGCCGCGTTGCGGATGATTCCGCAGCCGATGCAACCGCCGCGCTCTATGCTTAACCCTCAATCCCCGGACTATGATCCAGAATATTACGGCCAATTACTCAATGCTTTCGAAAGCCAAATGCGCGTCATCGGTCAAATCAAGACCGAGCGCGATGAGGCCGTCGCGAATGAACGCAGGGCAATAGAGACATTCGCCATGCAACATAACATGCGCGAACATGAGCGCATGGCGAGGTTTATTCCCGAATGGAAAGATGAGAAAACACGTGAAGCCAAAGCGGCCGAAATTAGCCAAGAGCTTGAGAAGCATTTTGGCATCCCTGCCGAACTTATGGCCAAGGTTCCGTTCGATCATCGTTTGATCCGCATGGCTCTTGCGGCGATCGAAGCAAAACGGGCCCCCGTGAAGGCCGTGGAAGTGCGCAAAGCGATCCAAGATAAGGCGCCGAAAATTGACAACAGGGGACGCATTCCTAGCCAGGACCGCGCGCCCAATGGTCAATTCGTCTCCGATGCAAAGAAGCGCTTGCGTTCCGAAGGATCAGAATCCGCCGCCGCCGAAAAATGGCTGCGTGACGGCACTATTCGTCTCTAGCTTCTAGACCGCCCGTGGGCGGCGCCCTCCGCAATTTTGCTTTGAAGGCGCTTATCCCATGGTTACCACCACATATCAGACCGTCCGGCAGATCGGCCGCCGGGAGGACCTGAACGACGACATTGCCGATATCTCACCGGAAGAAACGCCGTTTTATTCAACCGTCGCCGAAGGCCCCATGGCCAAGCAGGTCAAGGTAGAGTGGCAAACTGATGCACTTGCGACCGCCTCCGCTACGGGGTTGGTTGAAGGTGCTGACGCGACCTATCTGACGGCAACACCGACCGCCAAGATCGGCAATTA